GGGTCACTATCCATAGCATAGTGTGCTTGTGTATGAATAGTTTGGATAATACAGAAAAACCCAATAACTATCAGGTTAAAGTGAGTTACTGGTGAGAAAAGGATTTTCTTCATAATAAAAAAGGGGGACCGAAGTCCCCCTGATTATACTATAGGATTATCAGAAGGTCCACTTAACACCAGCCTTGGTGCCGTAACCGTTCTTAGCACCGTTAGCGCCAGTTGCCAGGCTGAACTCACCGTAGACACCCAGGTTCTCGGTAGCAGCAACAGAACCGCCAACCTTACCAGAGAATACGGTGTCAGAAGCAGCACCGTCAGGGGAGACAACCGAAGGACCACCCTGGATGTAGTAACCCAGAGCACCAGTCGAACCTTCGTAACCTACGTGCAGGTCGGTGGTGGTGCCAGAGTAATCGCTACCAGTGAAACCAGAGTTGGCTTCAACGTTAACGTAGGGTCCTGCCATTGCAGCACCAGCGAAAAGGGGAGCAGCAGCGAGTGCTGCGAATGCGGATTTAATCATTTTTGATACCTCGTTATTTTCTCACAGAGTTTTATACCTGCGGATGGAAAGAGACTCGACGTGTCTCTGTTTAAACTTCGTAGACTAGGCGAGTAGTTGAGGCTTCGTCACGATAAGTTATTTATTAAGTTTTACAACTACGGGAATTCGGATTCCCGAAGCGGATGACGCGATTCGAACGCGCAACCAACAGCTTGGAAGGCTGTGACTCTACCGTTGAGTTACATCCGCGATGGTGAGGGATTTACCCAGCCTCAGAGTTTCCTCTTTACAGGCACGGAACCCTCAACGCACTTCCTTCACACAAGAGAAGTATAAGACAACCTTAAAAGATTGTCAAGCCACTCGTCGGACTTGAACCGACGACCTACGGTTTACAAAACCGTTGCTCTATCCAGCTGAGCTAGAGTGGCAGACGTATATTATACACGATTATTTAATTGTTGTCCAGAAGGACGTGGGGGATGTGGGGATCGAACCCACCTCAGCCGAATTATGAGTTCGGTAGTAGGACTGGAGGGAATTGAACCCTCTTCACACCGTTATAAGCAGTGGGCCTTAACCAATAGGCGACAGTCCCAAGAGATTAGGAAGCATGATTGTTTAAATCTGTGTGTATTCGTATGAGTTCCTCAACCCCCCCAGAATATGGAACCATGACTGCATTGCCATACTCACTAGTGATCACAAATGATTCACCATTTTCTACTTGGTCCATTAGATTGTCAAAATCTTCTTGAAATTCTTCCACGGTAAAAGATTGCAATTGGTCAATGTTTAAAAGTTCTTTGTTCATGGTTCATGGTTCATGGTTCATAAAATATTTTATGAATCGGGTTGACAGGATTCGAACCTGCGACATCTCGCTCCCAAAGCGAGTGCTCTACCAAACTGAGCTACAACCCGTTAAGTGTCCCTATTATAGTGGAGGGACAACCACTTGTCAAATGGATTTAAAATCCTCGTTAAAGATTTCAAGTCCAGCATCAGTCAAAACATGATTATACATTTTGTCAAATACTTTAGTTGGTAATGTTGCAACACTTGCACCATACAAGAAACACCTAGATACGTGGTGACAATCACGTAAAGATGCTGCAAGAACTTTAGTCTTTACTCCATGAGCACAATATAGTCCAGAAATAGCACGAACTAGTTCAACACCACTGAAAGAGTTATCATTCATACGTCCCACAAAAGGTGAGATGTATGTAGCACCAGCAACACCAGCAAGAACAGCTTGTGCTGCAGAAAAACATAGAGTCACATTAGTTTTAACATCATTATCTGAAAGATATTTACATGCTTTCAAACCTTCCTTTGTGAGCGGAAGTTTAATTGTAACTGATTCAGAAATTGCACGATACTGTTCTGCATCACGAAGCATATCATCACGAGTTTCACCTCTGACTTCAGCAGAAATACTTTCCATCTCTGGAAATTCTGACGCAAGTTGTGTAATAAGTTGGTTGTAGTCTACTCCTGCTTTTCGTACAAGAGTTGGGTTCGTGGTGACTCCAGATATTAATCCAGTATCCCACCTTTCACGAACATCATTAATGTCTGCTGTATCAAGAAAAATTTTCATCGTTCTTCAAAATCTATTTAAGGATTCCACTTCTCTCTCACATGGGTTGGGTTTCCGATTCTTTTTTCTCTCGGAGATGTGAGCACGGATGTTGCCAATCCGTTAGCGACTCAAGTAGGATTCGAACCTACGACCGACTGCTTAGAAGGCAGTTGCTCTATCCAACTGAGCTATTGAGTCAATAAGGATAGTTTACACTATCCGTGGTGTGGTGTCAAGCCCAGACAAGTTTTTTAGTATAGTCGTAAGCATACTGTTGACGATATCCTTTGATACCCCAACCTAACCAGTAGTAAGCAGCAACCATATACTGATCAACTTTTTGTCCAGCACCTTCGAATTCAGGAAGATACTTCTGAAAAGTATACTCGTTAATCATGTATGCAGTTTGTCCCTCAAGAGAAGAAGGATCATAACCATACTTCTTGGCAAACTTACCTAACCCCAGATAACGGTTCGTAGAGGTCCACTGAATAAGACCATAACCACCGCGAAGGCAACGATCGTAAGGAACTCTAGCACCTCCCTCGCAAATGTTGGGATGGAAGTTGCTTTCCGATTTAATGTTTCCCATGATCGTAGCAAGTGCATTGCGATCTGAGATCTTGGTTTTTTCTTGAAGTTTTTCGAGGACATATTTTTCATTGTAATTACATCCTGGACACTTCCAAGTTTTTTCTACCACTTCGATGGGTACTGCCTTCTCCTCATTGACAGTCAAGTCAACGCTAGGGGGGTTTTTAATCTCACTGATGCTTGGATAAGCACAAGCAGCAGAGATAGGAAATACCATTGCGAGTGGCAAGAATTTTTTAAGCATTAAATTGTTAGAACTCGACATCCGTTACAGGAATTAAACTCCTCATACGGCACATTTGATTGGCATCCAATCATAGTATATGTATTAAGGGATGTCAAGTCTAAATAAAGAAAAGCATCGTCTCAAAAAATGAAAAAGTCTCTTATGGCTTTTGCTATGATTCTGATGACCGCACCAGCAGCAAATGCGGGCGGACTTGTTACTAAACATGCATCTTCGGTCCAACTGACTGTTGATGCTGCTCGCACCACTGCAGTAAGAATCGGTGGTAGTTATTCTGCTGCTGGTTCTAACATCACGGCAGGCACGATGGGTGGTGCTACCTCTGGTGCTGGCACATACACTGTCACCACATCTGGTCAAGATTGGTCGTTGAGTGAAACATACAACGCAGCAGATAGTGTTCCTGCCTCTGCTGTTAGCACAGGTGATGTTCCTAACTTCGGTAACCTTACCTCTTATGCTGCTGGTTCTGCTGGCACACTCGCAGGTACGATTGACAGAACTCATGCTATCACGCTGACTGCTGGTGGTGCTGGTTCATCTGCAACAGGACAATTCGTTACTGAGATCACTGTTATCGACTAATACTATATAACCATGAAGAGATTATTTTTCGTGGCATTACTACTGGGATCACCAGCAATGGCAGTCCCAGTAGTCCCTAATTTCACACAGGGGTCGATGACAAGCCACACAGAAACGACACAAAAAATTACAGAAACCATCAACTCGATGGACTATAACACTGGATATCAATACTCTGCAACTGGGAGTGGAATCACCGTCAACGGCAATCTTTCGCCAGGGACGGGCGCAACTAATGTAACTATAGATGGAGTGACATCATCATGGACTGGAGTAACAAGCAAACCAACATTTACACAAACAACACCAGGAGCAGCGTTTCAGTTCACAGAAACGTATCGGGGTCCGGGTTTAAGCAATCAAACGATAATTCAAAGAACCACAGAAGTTACAAGCGTAACAGACACAACCTCCATTTTCTCGCAGTAATCCTAAGTGTTATCTCCCCAGCACTGGTCCAACAAAGAGTTCTTGCTGAGACTGTCGGCGGCGTTAGCGCCACTGCTGCTCCTGTTGCTAATTCCTCTGGTAGTGTCACAAACCAAGCAATCCAAGTCTTACAAGGACCTTACATCACTAATACATACGGTGGCGGAATACAGTGCCAAGGTCCTACCCTCAATTTCACACCATATGTAACTGGTAGTGCTTCTGCTACCAAACCATATGAACCTTATTATATGGATCCTGTCTATGATATGAGAGACATGGATGAAGATGGAGCACCAGACAATCCTGGTTCTGTGCTGTATCGTGTCCCTGTAAGAACTGGTCAGAAAGATAACTACAACCTTGGTGTTGGTTTCTCTGCTACGTGGTCCCGCCCTCTTGATAAGAAGTTGCAAGACCAATGTAAAGAAGCAGCTGCTGCCAACATTGCTTTGATGCAACAGACAACTGCCAATAAGAGATTAGACTTCGAAATTGCCAGACTCAAGAATTGTGGTGAGTTGTTAAAGCAAGGAATCCAGTTCCATCCCAAGTCACCTTACTATTCTGTCTGTGCTGATGTAGTTGTGAATAATCCTCCAGGACATACTCACCCACACTATCACACTATCCCTTCCGCTTCTTCTTCCTTGGGAACACAGAACGCAACTCCTTCACAGCGTGATTCATCTGACGCTGCTCTGCTCGGCGCTCCCCTATCGATAAAACCGGAATAGGTTTCTTACGAATCGTAGCAATCTTCTTCATAACTTTCTTAACCGTTGGTTTGACTGCTTTCAAAAGTATGTCTGCCAACGGTTTTGCTAATAGTGCTGATGCAGTAGCAACCACAGCAACACCACCAACCTGCATTACTTGTCCTCCACTGGGAAGTCCTGCTACTATCTGTTGAGGTAGTGGGACTGCTTCTGTTATCTGAACACACTCATTACCTATGAGTTTATATTCAGTAACCTTCTTTCGGAAACCTTCTACATATGTTCCGACAGGTTCTTTTGCTTGCTGTGATGCTGTGGGACAATCTACCTTGGCAGTAGCAGGTGGTGTGGGATTGGGAAGATCAACTTGCCCAGGAGGTTTAGGTTTCTCCGATTTCCTTGTGTCTACACCAGAAGGAGCAGTAGGAACAATCTGATTAGGTTCGAAATTAATAGGATTATAACTGGGAACACCAGAATCGCAGTATGTAACCAAACCTCTTTGGTCATCATTTCCAACAGTTTTGGATTTGCTGTTCGATTCGTGTGCTTCGACACAACCTGGAATATCCACTACAGGTACACCAATATTTACCACTACAGGTGGTTCTGTTGGAATTGATTGTGAAGTATTATTGAAGTCATAAGTGGGGATTTGAACAGTCTGAATAGAATCTATTCTTATTTCCCTACTTGTAATATTGGGAATCTCAGGCATCAGTCATCATCATTAAAGATATTAATGATACCAGTCCAAATAGAATGAAAGAAGACATAAAGAAAAAATGTTTCTGTTGCTTCTTTCTTTGCTCTTTTCTTATGTGTTGATTGTATCATTTCAATTAAAATTTTCTATTTTTTATTGGCCAAGTAGATTCCATTCCTGCGACTAATAAAATCACGAATGAAAATACAAAAAGTGCGCTCATTCTACTAACGTACCATGAGCACGACGAATTTCACGTAGTTCCTCAAAGTTCTTCTGTTTAGTTCCTCCGTCATATGCCCAGGCATATCCCTCTACAATCATTTGTTCGTTGAGGGACAGTTCTGCGTCTCCGATATAGAGCCACCCGAGAAGGCGTCCATACTTTCCAACACCACCAACAAGCTCAGTACGGATAACGAGATCGTCATCCCCTTCAATAGCGCCTTTAAGTCTTTCTTCCAACCAGTGAGTAGCATCGTACCCAAGTGCTTTTTCTTCATCATCTTTAGTTCTCTTTTCAGGAGTGTCTACCCCAGCAACTCTAACTCTCTCCTTCTTATAGAGATCAAATCCTAGATCAATGGTGACATCAATAGTGTCTCCATCAAGAACTCTGTTGATCTCTACTACTCTAAAATTGTAGCAGCTCTTCCTGCTTGGTGGTGTCATTGCTCCCATAGTTTACTCCTTAATACAAATAATCTGTGATGGATTGTAAGTATTTAGAGCACAAGTAAAAACTTCGTGTGGGTACACAAAAATTTTATACAGAGTAAGAGTAGAAATTACAAGATTCATACCAATAATCCAAGGTTGTACCTTATGAATCTTGTTGATATTTTCTTCACTCCAATACTCTTTCCACCACCTTTTCATTTTTTCTTTCCTCCGTTCTTAGCCTTCTTCGCTGTTGCGTTGCCCTGGTTCTGCTTCTTGTTGTTTGCAGTCCCCTTCTTGCCCTTGTTCGGACTCTTGGACATCTTCTTCTAGTTCCTTAAATGATAGGCGTAGAATATATATGACACAATACAGCGTAAATGCGAGTCCGCAACATAAAAGAATGATTACACTCCAAACAGGATTGTTTAAATTTTCATGGGTTCTTAGAAGCAATTCCATTTAAATACTCCTTTTCCGTTTGATAAGGAACAACTTTTCCAGTCTTAAGTTCCCATGCACTAATTAATTCTGGTATCAACCACTCATCTATACGAGAGCAATACTCCCAGTTAGCAGGAACAGTAGTACAAGGAATAACTACCGTAGACCAAAAAGAAACCACATAATTTAGAATTGTAAGCATCAATATTCATCTCCACTTTTTATGATTTATAGAAGTATCATTCCAATCATTACCATCTGCCCATGGAGAAATGATACGAATATCATCAAGACCTTCTATATCAGACTTTTTGATTTCTGTTACTGGTTCCTGTTTCTCTTCTTCATCCCAAGTTTTTATAATCTCATTCACTTGTCTATCCACATCAGTCATTTCCATATCGACTTTACCTTGAACCCACATAGTCCATAACCACTCTATGAAACCTAGAGCAAGATGATTGATGGGAAACTTTTGTTCGTTTGCCCATCTCTTACTCTTTGTATACCAATTTTCTTCTCCACCCCAATAATACTTAAATTTATGTTCCATTAGCAGTCATTAAATACTTTGCCAACTTGTGACCCTGCTTCCGAACCCATTTTCTGTCCAAGCAATAGTGCCCAACCAGATGCCAACCATCCAATATAAGGTATATTCATCATAGCAGGAACAGCAACGCCAGCAGCAATCGCACTACCTGCCATTGCACCTTGACTCCGTGCTCCAGCGTCCGCCACGATGCACTCTATGTCTCTTGCAGACTTTCCCTCGCCGTCAACGGCACCTCCTATGTTCCTCGTGCCGTCCATAGTGTATTCGTCAATGCGATACTCCCTACGCTTCTCAGTGGTAGGTCCAAACCATCCACGCTTATCCTTATCTAATTGTAAGGATTTTTCTGACTGTAAAACTCTAGGGTCATTTGCTCTATATTCAATTCTATATCCATCCCTAGTTGCTTCAACTTTATAAGATGAATAATCTCCCTGTGGAAAATTAATTACAGGTATTTTTGTTGCATTAAGAACGTGTCCCAACACACCAATATGGGCAACACCAACTAAAGTCCCCACAGTGAGAACTACCCACTTGAATGGAGATTTTGGTGGAGTGTTGTTAGTTGCCATTTTACTGACCTTGTAGTTTAATATCCAAATCTTTCAGTTCAGAATAATATTCGCAAGGATATTCCATAGCAACTGGTTCATCATAAATCATCATTTCGGTACGGCAAATTCCATTACCGATTTCCATATGACCAACAATAAACAAAGTGAGTAGCATCATGGCATTAAATTGTAGGCATTACAGGAGGTTCGCCGTCCTTCTTAGGAGCAGCAGTTGAGATTTGAAGAGGTGCCTGTTCAATACGAATCGTTTGAGCAGGAGCAGTTGCGGCAGCAGCAGCAATCAGTTTCTCCAAATCTGCCTTAGATACACCGCCAGCATTACCCATCTTCATCGTTCCGTCGCCAGACTTCTTAGCAGTCTGAACACCAAATGTTGCTAGAACACCAGTAAACACCGATGCGATGAAAGTAGGATCAAGTTTCTGTTCGGGAATACCCAATGCAGCAGGAAGTTTAATATAAGCAAGAGTCAAAATACCACCAGACCAGATGAGGATACCAAGTCTGACCATAGTGCTGATTGCTTCCAACTGACCTTCGTGGTCATCGGCAGCTGCTTTTATTTTACCAAATAAACCTTTCTTTTTTTCTTCCTCTTTTAGAGGTTCCTTTACTTCTTCTGGCATTATGTGTGAAATAAGGCACTGCTATTTATGGTGCTAAGATTTCAACAGTGATATTTGCTTTTTGTATTTGATTATATTTTTTACAAAGTTCCTCGCTTGAGGCGTGTTCCCACTTGTGTTTGGTTTCTTTTAACTGCTTTGTGTAATCTTCACCATCGTTGTTTTGCATCTCAGTGGCAATGATGGTTTTGATTAACACAT